GCCGTGACGATAAACTCCTTCATATACTGCACGTGCTCGATAAACTTCTTGCCGGTGTCGTATATGTTATCGAGCTCGGCAGCGCCGCCCTCGGGCGATGCCTGGAATACATCGAAATCCCTTCTTGTGATTATGGTTTCACCAAAGTGATTGCTCTTCTCAACGTTGAAGAGAGTGGAGCATACACCGCCCTTTTTTGAGAGAATGTCACTCTCATGCTCGATGATCATTTTGATGGGCGTTTCGAGCTTTCCGATAGCGGAATTGTTCATAGTTGAGTTTTTGTTGTAGATTATCATTTTCGTCTCCTTTTAACCGTTAATGGTTACAATTATTCTTCCGGTTTCTGCGCACGTGGAGCAATCAACAACTTCCAGAAGTCCTTCGCCTTCGCCGCAGCCTCTATAGTTGCCGTCGCCCGAAACTACGGCAGTAACCAAACTTCCGGGGCTAATGTTTTCAGGTTCTCCGACGAAATTGGTTTCGAACATCATTCCAGGAAGGGCGCGGATACAGGCAAGAGTGGTCTTGCCGTCGTTCTTCACCTTCTGCTCGATGGTGATGAATTTGCTTTTTATGTAATTGCAGTCACTGACGAGATAGCCGTCGCTCATTTCGCACAAGCAGCCTTCTGCTATATTAGAGCTGTCGCTTACAGGCATATGCTCGATCTCGGGCGCTTGGGAATGCGCACCGATACGTCTTAAGTATTTAAACATTGATATTATCCTTTCTTGTTTTGTTATTTAGTTACCTTCCGATAAAGCCTTTGGATCTCGGATTCGCTCATTCCTGCGAAAAGGTCGCGCGCCATATCAAGCTCTTGTCTTGAAATGCCGTCCACAGCGCTTCTTGCGCCACCCGGCACACTTGAAACCAGGTGCGTGCGATTGTCGTAGGCGCGTTTTTTGCCACCGCTTGCCAGATATGCTTCCTTTGCGCTAAGACCGAGGTCGCGCAGCGCGCCGAAGCGTATCGGGTCGGCAAGCTCGGATATATTTTCCATCAGGTTAAGCTCGGGGAAGGCGGCTTTAAGCTCCTCGATGTCCGAATTCAGTACCGAGGCATAGTCCACCTCGTCGGCTTGGGGCTTTTCCTCGGGCTGATTTTCTTCGACGGGTGCAGCCGCCTCTTCGGCTTCGTTTGCTGCGATGTCCTTTTCCTCCATCACTTTTTACCTCCGCGCATATCCTTGCCGGACTTGGTGGTAGCGGCACGCGCGCCGTTTTTGTCGGTACGCTTGGGGGCGGTGGTCACAAAGCCGAGATTTGCGTAGTTGTTTGCAGTCTGTTCCTTCTTCATTTTCTTATCCTTTCTTGTTAAGTAAATTTTTGAGATATTCAAGATAGCTCTCTGTCGTTTCGCTTGATTCTACCGATTCGTTAAGCTTGTGTGCGTATTCTGCAAGCTCGTCGGCTACCTCTTGGTCAAGACCGATCGTCAGCGCGTATGCACGGGTTGTCTCGGAGGTGAGCCTTTTTGTAGCGATCTCGGTCAGCAGCTTTTGCTTTAGCGTCGCCTTTACGCCGTTGCTTGCTTCGGTTGCGGCGCGCTTCGCGCTCTCCTCATCAAGACCGAAGGTAAGTGCGCGCTCGTAGGCAGCACCGTAGGTGGCGAGGTTGTCGGACTGAATAGATCTTACCGCTTTTTCGTACAGCTTGAGCCTTTCGCTCTCCACGCCGTCAAGGTAGTCCTCGTAGTCCTTCATTCCCCTTGCCACGCTTTTCTCCTCGGCAAGAGCCGCACTGCCGAGCGCGCTCTTTTGCCTTTCTTTTGCAATCGTGTCGAGATATTTCGCATATCCGCTGCCGGCAAGACCTATATTAGCAAGCCGTTCAGCACCTTTACCGTATCCCGACAGCGAGGTCTTGTAGGACGTATCTGCCAGGGAAACAGCCTCGGCGCGATCTGCGGTGGGGCTTTTCGTATACTCTGATATCCATTTTGCGTATCCCTTTGCGCCAAGCGCCTTGGATCTATCGGTAAGGTAGTCTTTAATAAAGTCTTCAAGCGTCTTCGCCATATTCTTTACCTCCTATACCGTTTTCTTCTTTTACCGCCATGGCAAAGTATTCAACGTTTTCTCTTGCATGCGGATAGTGCGCTCTTTCCTGGCATTGCCAGTAACGGAGCAGGGTGATAGAGCTTGTCGGATCGCCGAGCGTGCCTGCCTTGAGGTTCTCGAGATTTCTCTCCCAAAGAGCCTCTCGCTGATACTCCGCGCCGCCGTTAAGATCCACCGAGAACAGATATCCGTCGTCGTAGTAAAACGCGCCGTCAGAGATGTCGTACTCTATAAAGTCGTAGCGGTTAAACTCGGCGTTGTGGATTCTGCCGTAGGCATCACGGTAAACGAGCGCACGCGGCTCGTCGGCAAATGCCAGATAAAGTTCGAATATGATCCTGTCCATATCCGCATATGCGGTGTGCTTCATCTTTCTTTTCGATTCAAGACGACCGGTAGCCTGGGATATCTTTAGCTGTCGCGAGTAGCCCGATTCGCCGGACGATGTGTCAAGACCTTGCAGCGCATCTGAAATTCCGAGTATCCTCTTTGAGTGCTGGTAAAGCCTCTCCGCTTCAGCGATATCCTGCGAGACGTCGGGGGTCGTGTCAACTTTTCCGTACTGTGCGACACTTTCTCCCGGCTTTATTCTTATCACTTGACCAAACACCGAATTGTTGACAGATATGGTAGCGTCCTCCGGCACGATCGGCGTTACCGCAGAGCGCAGAAGCTTTTGGAGTATTCGTGACTCGATCTTGTTTATCGCCTGCTGCTCGGGGCGTATGTAGTCGCAGTCCGACTGTCCGAACAGCTGCGCATCAGCCGAGGTGTTCTTACGAATAACGATAGGGAAGCTTTTCGGAGTATAATAGGGTATCTCCGTCTTTTTCATAATGAAGTGATCTGCGTTTTGTATGGGCATAGCCTCACTGATCACGCCACCGTCACTTCTCACGATGCGGGATTCGAGCCTTTCGTATACCTCGTCAACGGTAGCAAAGCGCTTTTTCTCACAGCGGCAGTTCGCTTCGTTCTCTCCGCAGCTGCGGCACACGCTCACCTTTCGCCTGTAAGCGTTAGGCAGATCGCAGAGGGTGAGATCGCCCGAGAAGATATATTTTCCGATCTCTCCGTCCTCGTCCTTGTAAAAGGCAACTATGACCGGCACGGTCTCGCCCTCGTCGCACACTCCCGCCCATTCCGGGTCGGACTCGACAAGCGAGAGCTTCTCCGCACTTACACCGTATTTTCTCGCAAGCTCACTTTTGGTCGTTGTGAACCTGAGAAAGCAGTACTCCATATCGTCTATCGAGCATACGTTCGGTTGGGGTATAAAATCTCGCGGAGGAAGGCAATAAAGTCGCACGCCCCCCACCTCTTTGCCTACTTTGATGCTGTTATCCCACTCTGCATACCATACGCTGCCGCCGAAAATATAGGTGTATCGCTCGTCAATATCGTTCATCTCTTCATACGAGAGCTTGTCGCGGATCGAAGAGAGAAGTCGCTCAATGCTCGTAGCGTTGCGCTCGTGCCTTTCGCTGTAACATGCGGAGTCTACCTTTGGCTGCGGTATTTCGGAGGAGACCTGACTCTCTATTATTTCATAGGTTATATTGCGCACCGTGCTTGCTCTTGTCGCACTGCCGTCAAGCTCGTCCGAGCCTTTATATTGGCTCATCTGCCTCTCAAATGCGTCAAGTGTAGGCGCATACGCATTTTTTGCATTCTCGTAAAGATCGCGGAAAAATGCACGCCTTTGTGCTAATGATGATTTTTCTGTTTTCACAATGGTTCTCCGTATTTGCGTTTTAAATATTTCTTTTCCTCCTCACCGGCGGCGTAATAGTCCTCCCACATATCCCGAGTCCACGCGTTTCTGACTGTCGATTTTTCTTCCTTCTTCGGAGTAGCGTAAAAAATAGCAAAGCCTCGCAGAGCGTCGGGGGCGTGGGTAATGTCGTGCGGCTCGGTGGCGCAGTCGCTCGTCCGTATCTTGTCTATCTGGAGTGCGGGTAAGCACTTGATGATCTCGGTGCAAGGAGAAAAGATGCGCAGCCGCGGCTCGTTACCGTGCAGCAGCTCCTTCAGCGAGAGCCAGCCTGCCTCGCGGTCGTTGGACGTTTTCGTGAAATTAAGCCCGAATTCAGAGAATAGCGCCGCCTTGCTCCTGCCGGTCTCCTGACTCCTGCTCCAAAGGTCGGGTGGCGCTAATGTTGCGTATACGTCCTCGTTTTTTGGTGTCCTTTCGAGAATTGCGCGTGCCGCCTCGCTTATCGGAAGATCGGATTTGCAGTATTCGCGGTAGACAAAGAAGCGTCCGTCCGGGCTTATCGCGATCCATAGACACGCAAGGCGGTCAAGACCGTAGTCAATAGTGCGGAATCTGCGCCACGCGCTCGGTATCTCGAACGGATCGATCACGTGCCTGTCATACGAAAATTCGGTGAAATACTGACCTTCAAATATGTCCCAATCACCAAAAAGCAGAGCCTTGCGCTCCCTTTCGGGCAGTGCCAGCAGCCTTTTCTTATAGTTCGGATCTCCGCGACATAAAAATCGGTTGTCATCGAGCAGGGCGGGAATGAATATACGTGACATTCCGTCCTCGCCGGTAAATGCCACTCCGCGCTTGCCGGCATTGACAAAGCGCTCTTTTACCCACCCGTGACCTACGCCGCCGGGGTTGGTCGAGGACTTTATCTGCTTCGGATAAGAGTTTGCACCGCGGACACGGGATATCAGGTATACGTATTGCGCCTCGGTGAAGTGTGTCAGCTCGTCAAAACGTATCACGTCGTATTCGGCACTCTGGTACTGATAGACGTCATTTTCAGTAGCGCAGTAGCCGAAATCTATGATCGAGCCGTTTTTGAATTTTCCCACGTGGGAAGAGGAGTTGAAGCTGTAAATTTCGCGAGGGAAAAGGGCGAGAGAGGTCCTGATCAGCGATTTTTCAAGCTCGGGAAAGGTGCGGCGTAAAACAAGCTGGCGCGAGCCGGGATACCGTAGGGCAAACAGCATTGAATCTACCATCTGTCCGTACGATTTTCCGCCGCCTGCCGCTCCGCCGAACAGCACCTCACACTCGGTGGCATCAATAAATCGCTTTTGCTTCTCCGTGACCGAGATGCTATATTCCACCTTGATCCTCTACGACCTGTAATGTAAGCTTAAAGTCGGCAGAGGTGTCGGCAGGCAGCTCTTCGGAGAGAAGATATTTGGTGAACGATGCGTCATAACGCTTGCAAAGTGCGCTGTCTATGAGGTAATCCCTTCTGATTTCACTGCATTCGCGCCATGCCG